TGTTTCATACGATAGCCTAAGTGTTGCTATTGATGAACTTGGAGGAGTGTTAAGTAGTTCTACGGAAAACCTACCCACACACATCGGAAAGTCTGTAGACATGAAAGGTAGGATTTCATTCGCAACAAAAAACCACTGCGAGAGATATGGTTGGGATTGTGATGATGCAGATGGAAACCACAACAGAAGGGTTATGAGTAAGGTTGGAAAGTTTTTAAGAAAAATCTTTACCGAACAATACTTATCAGATAGTGGGGTTACAAACAATGATATAGAGTTATTTGTAGTCCACTTAAATCAAGTGTGGAATACAGAGGGAAATGATTATAGTGAGTTGAAATGCTCTGATAATATAGCTGAAGTATACCACCAAGATAATTATTGTAGTGAGGCTCTTGGGGTTTGGAGTGAAAGCCACGACCAATACCAAGACTGTCAAGGGTCTCTTGGAGGGAGTTGCATGAAGAAAGATTCTTGTCAAGAGTTCTTCAGTTTATATGACTCTGAGGGAGTTAAAGTTTTCAACAAAAAAGGGGAGAATTATAACGGCATAAGTAGTAGGGCTTTACTCTGGGATAGTATTAGTATTTATGAATACAACAACCCCTACAGTTGTCGAAGCTTTAAAAAAGGAGAGGATATTAGAACTCATTTAGGGGTAGGGTTTATGGATAGGATTTATACTGTAGACTACCTTGATGAGTCCTACTATAAAGACTACGCAAAGAGCAAGGGGTTGTTCTGTAAAGAAAAGCAAAGCTACAGAGACAAGCACACCTTTATAGATGATGAGGGGAATAGCTTTGAGGGGTTAGCTATTCGTAGACTTAACGCGGATAGTGTTGACAATTTATTTAGGGGGATAGTGAACACCTCCACCGATTACAGCGTGTTATTTCCTTACATGGATACCTTCTCTTTCGGGTGGAGAGTAAGACCTATCGGAGACACGGAAAGCTGTAGGGAGTTTGGGAATGACGATGAGATATTTTTATGTAACTCTAACGATGAGGTCGCTTGTTCACACTTATTTGAAACGCTAGGGTATTCCCTTTTAGATAGGTTCTCCTTTGAAGATACCGATGGAGGCTACTATAAGGTCTCGGGTTCTGATGTGTGGAGTTTAAAGGGTGACGTTTTTAGTGAGGGGATATCGTTTAACGATAACTATAGGTGTGTCACATTGGAAAGCATACACCCACAAAGCCATCACTTACAACCTGTAATTAAATATCTAAAGGGTAAGCCCCATAATTCTTATGTTAACTTAGACACTAGGGATTGTGGTAGGGTAAAGCATAAAGAGGAAAGGCTTTGGGTTTACGAAACCGAGATAGTTCATTGCAAATATGAGGGAGGTAATCTCTTTAAGTCTCTTGATGGTAGAAAGAACAAGCACCTACACCTTAGCCTTGACGGGGGTTACACTTTAAAGTCAAGTATGGTGACGACTGATGAAGGGGAATATATACATCAGTCTAGGGTTTACAGATGGTTTGATGTTGATGACAACCTTGTGATGTCAAATTGTAGGAATATAGATACAAGTGATTTCGCTAAAGACTTTATGGGGATATTAAGAAAGAAGTCGCAGTGTATTATGATTAATGATGAGGGATACTATAATGGGGATAGTTATTTTTATATCCCAATGAACGATAAGTTTGACTCATCATATATTGCGGGAGTGGTAGAGAAATATTATAACGAAAATAAACAACACTAAAAATGGAACAGGACAGATTAAAAATGGTGTTAGAAACACAAGCAACATCGTATGATTATGATGTGACAATGGAGTTTATAACAGACCAATGCGAAAAGCTAGGGGGTGTTGTTGAGTGGGATGAACACGACAACATCTACGTAACGAAAGGTAATGCTAGTGTGTACCCATGTGTGGTATCACATACCGATACGGTACATGAGATATATAAAGACTACAAAGTACTACAAAGTGGAGGTAATCTCTTTGGGTTTGATGGGTATACCATGAAACAAGTAGGTGTGGGTGGTGATGATAAGGTGGGTATATGGGTATGCTTAGAGGCTCTAAGGGAGTTTGATAACATCAAGGTATGTTTCTTTGCTCAAGAAGAAATAGGCTGTGTAGGTAGCTCTAAAGCAGATGCATTATTCTTTAAAGATGTGGGTTATATCTTTGAGTGTGATAGGAAGGGTCGAGGGGACTTTGTTCAAGAGAGTAGTGGGGTTAAAATGTTTGGAAAGAAGTTTCTTAAAGCTATAAAGCCTATACTTGATGACTTTGAATACGAGGTGACACAAGGAGGCCTTACAGATGTGCATGAGTTGAGCTTACTAACGGATTTATGCTGTGCCAATATGAGTTGTGGGTATTATAAACCGCACACTCAATGGGAGTATGTTAATATTAAGGATGCCATGCATACTAAGGACATGGTTCTATCTTTAATAAAAAAGTTAGGGGAGGTTAGGTATAAGCATAAGGCTGAAGATACTTACCCTAGTTACTACGGAGGTTATTCTACTTATGGAGGGGGTTATGGTACAGCTTTAACTAAAAGCTACCCAAAAAAGAGTGCTGTGGTTGAGGGTAAGAAGTACTGTGTGTCTTGTTATTCTTTTATGGGGAGTGATACCACTTGCGAGTGGTGTAACCCTGCCCAATCGGTAGTAAGCAACAATGATACCTGTCTTTGTGGAGGAACTTTTATAGATTACAATGATGGGTTCGGTCAGTACTCGTCATGTCAGAGGTGCGGTCAACATGGATCGACATCCTTTTAAATAGTGAGGGGGTATATTCAATAGTGAGTATACCCTATGCTTAAAAGTGAGTAGTATATAACAAAGTAATATATTTATTATGTCTGAAAAAAATAGAGTGGTATTCTTACACGATAAAAAAAGAGTGATGAGTAAAGAGGAAAGAGCTTTATACATAAAGACTAGAAGGGACACTAGTAATAAAAAGATTAGTTTAGCTAAAAGCAAAGGGTTTGTAGTTAAAGATAATTTTGAGTTAGTAGTTGGTGTTAAAGATTACTCTAGTAATTGGGGAACTGATAAGTTGTACCGAAAGTACGAGGATAAGTATGGATATTTTAGGGGGACTCATCAATCTAAAGATAGAAGATAATGGGAAGTCCTGAAGATATTAAAGACATACCTTGTGATATATGTGGGGTATATGTAGCTGAAGATGAGATGTACGAAACAGACCACGATTGGAATGTTTGTTCAAATTGTTCATTACTTAACTAAACAACTAGAAATTATGGGAAAGATTAAAGAAGTAGCTATCAAGCAACGCAACGACCAAAAGATTATAGAGGCTATTACGGATGAGTTTGTGGACACTTGGAGCGAAACCTTAGGGAACATTATTCACAACAGAATAAGTGGCTTAGATGCCTGTGATATGGAGGCTATAGCTAACAAAGTTTATGATAATATTAACAAGCAAAGTGTTGAGTAATGAATTAAATTCACTATATTTGTGTAACTAAAAACAGGGACTATGACAAAGAAGATTAAAAAGAAAGACAACAATCTGTTGTTCTGGGAATCAGTACAAACTACTGACCCGAACTTTACTAAAGAGGTGGGGTTTGGTAGAAAGTTTACTAGTATCAATGCTCAGTATCAGGTAAGGGAATTGACTAGAGCCTTTGGTAGAATAGGTCAAGGTTGGGGTATAACTGAAGAGCAGTTCTATAACCTTAACGGGATAGATGGGCTTATATGTTACCAAGCAAAGCTTTGGTATAAGGATGGGGGTGAGACTCACTTGTTCGATATAAATTCCTCTATAGCTAGCCACAATAGTAAGGGTAGGTTAGATGATGAGTGCTTTAAGAAAGTATCTACCGATGCTTTAACAAAGGGATTGTCTAAGTTAGGATTTAACGCTGACATTTTCTTAGGTATGTGGGACGACAATAAATATGTTCAAGCCTTAAGAGATAATGAGGTTAAAGATAAGCCTAAGCTAGATGATGTAAGGTTTAAGGCTATGATAAAAGCTATTGATGAGGGGTTTGGCGAGAAGGTTAAAGCTAAGTTATCATCTTATGAAATAGGTAGCGTTAAACTTAAAGAGGTTAATGATAAACTTAAAGAGGCGGGGATATGATAGCGTTAATAGATGCAGATATAATAATGTATAGAGCCTCGTTTAAACATGAAGGGGATGAAACTTTCTTTGAGTGTTCAGAAACTATAGACTCTATGATGGATTATATTATACTTAGAACTGAAAGCTATGAGTATATAGGATTCTTAACAGGGAAAGGAAACTTCAGAAACGAGTTAGCCTTGACTAAAGAATACAAAGGTAACAGAAAGAATCGAGAGAAACCTAAATGGTTGCAAGAGGCTAGAGATTACTTAATGGAGCAGTGGGAATGCTACGAGGTTGAAGGGGCTGAGGCTGATGATGCTTTAGGTATATGTCAATTAGAAATTAAAGATGATACTATCATTTGTTCTATTGACAAGGACTTACTGCAAATTGAGGGTAATCATTTTAATTGGAACTCTGATACTATATACAAGCAGTCTAAGTTAGATGCTGAAAAACTATATTGGAAGCAAGTATTAATGGGGGATTCTACCGACAACATAGTGGGGATACCTAGAGTTGGCAAGGTTAAAGCTGACCGCATACTAGAGTCAGCAGAAGATGTTGCAATAAGCGATGGGGTTGATGTAAACTACAGTAGTATATGCTGTACAGCTTACATTAACCACTATAAAGATGTTGATGATGCTGAATTAAAAATGGAGGAAACCATAGGCTTAGTTAAAATAGCTAGGGATAGTGATGACGATAGGTTGAGTGAAAAGTTTTTAATACCTAAAGCCATTCCTATATTTTAAACTATTAACTTTATAGTTATGGATAGCAATAAAGTAAAGAACCTTATTCAAAGGTTATCAAACGAATCGGATTGTATGATTGCGTTAACAGGTCGATACATTGGAGACGACAATGTTAACATGGTTATAGAGTTCGGAGTTGAGTGTGACGAGTCGGAGTTAATGACGATGATGTTACAAATTTTTAATCAAGACAAGTCGGTTAAAGATATTTGTAGGAGGGCTATTTTAGAATCTGACTACGGGTCTCCTGATGCAGACTTATCTAATCTATTAAATTAATTCATTATGAGTACGATTACAGGAGTAGTAAAAAAAATCCTACCTATTGAACAGGGGGAAACTAAGTCAGGTTCATCTTGGCAAAAGCAATCGTTTGTTATTACAACAGTCGATAAGTATCCTAAAGATGTATGCTTTACAACCTTTGGCGATAAGCTATCCTTGATTGGGGAGCTTAATGTTGGGGCATCAGTTGATGTTAGTTACAATCTATCATCAAGAGAGTACAACGGGAAATACTACCACAACATTGATGCTTGGAGGGTTGAGTCATCAGCAGCTTCAAGTAAAGATGATGGGTTTACCTCTACCAAAACAGAGGATGAGATGCCGTTTTAATCATCGGTAATTAACTAATCTTTGAGGGGGGGGTAACACCCCCTTAACAAACAATTAAACTGTTTAGTATGTCAAAAGAAAAATCAGAGTCAAAGGAAATGAATAAAGCTATAAAGAGAGCTTTACAAGAGGCCGACTTAAGGTTTCAATGTTTAGATATAGTTAAGGGTATATCTAAAAACGTTAAAGAGTTAAAGTCTAATGCCGACACAGTGTATAGTTATGTGTTTCATTTAGATAAGATTAAAGATGCGGAGGTTGTTGATGATAAATAGTTCTGCTTGGTTGTTAATCTTAACAGCTATACTTGTACTATTAAAAATCACTAAAGTTATATCATGTTCGTGGTGGGTTACATTAAGCCCAATCATATTATTTGTAATGGTGTTGTGGTTTTTTTACGGAGTTATTGGTATGTTTATAAACAACAAGACTAATGATTAAGTATAAGTATTCGGTGGGAGTTTCTGATAAAGAAATATTATTAGAGGCTACAGAGTTTATTCAATCTATGTTAGGGATGGGTTTAACAGACCCGTTCCTAATAAATAAACAAACCAATAGACAGTCTAGGTGTAGAGATTTAGTTGAGGCTAGACACCTCGTTAGGTTTTACATTAGAGATATATACGGATTGTCTTGGACGAGGATAGGGATTATATGTTCCTGTAATCACGCAACGGTTATACATTCTTGTGGGTTTGTTGAGGATATGTCTACGTTTGATAGAAGGTTTCTTATGTATAAGGAGTCTATATCTTTAGGCAGGAGCACAGCTCCACTAACAATTACTGAAAAAGTAAGGAAGGTTTTTAAAAGTAATGCGACTGAATCTAAAAGGGTTTCATCGTTAGTAACATTATTCACAAAGGAATTAGAAAAAAATAGTTATGAATTTAAAACATGAAGTAGGTAGAGTTCAAGATAATAGGGGGAAGAGTAGAGGGGTTGTAGCTGTAAACGATTATGGATCTTCCACATTTTTTAGAAGCGTTAGGCAGTGTGCCAAATTCCTAAGAAGGAATCCCGCTGCAGTAACTAAGGTTTGTCAAGGTGCTTGGAACACTTGCGCGGGACATAAGCTTTATTATGAGGAGGATTTTAAAGGGAACATAACTAGATTTGTTGAAGATGTAGATGTTATGTGGGATTAAATAAACAAACACGATATGGATATAAGTAGAGGGTTTAAAGGGATATGGATACCTAGAGATTTATGGGTTAGCAAAGACTTAAGCATACAGGATAAGGTTTTTCTAGCAGAGATACATTCATTAGATAATAATGAGGGGTGTATTGCATCCAATAAATATTTTGCAAACTTCTTTGGGTTATCAAAAGGTTCTGTAAGTAGGATTATATCTAAGCTTAAAAGCAAGGGGTATGTTACTGTTCAGTTGATAAAGAATGAGATAACTAAAGAGGTAGAGAAAAGGATTATAAGAGTTGTTAAGTATGGAGAGGAGGCTACACCTATGATTAAAGAGGATATTGTTGAGGAGTTAAGTAAGGCTAAGGAAACCCAAGCAGGGATTTGCTCTAGGATTATTAGTGAGTTCAACGCAATAACAGGTAGGAACTTTAGGAACTCATCAGGGACAAGGAAGTTTATATTAGGTAGGCTTAATGAAGGGTATGGTATTGAGGACTTACTTAATGTTACTCAGGTTAAAACTAATCAATGGGCTAACAACCCTAAGATGTGTGTATACCTTAGACCTGAAACATTATTTAATGCAACTAAATTCCCATCATACTTAGAGGAGTATAAACTGAGTCTGAAGAAGCAGTCCACCTCAGACGACTTCCTTGATACTCAAGCAAACTTCTATAGCTAATGAGATATAAGGTTTCAAGTAAAAATGAAATTGTAAAGTACACTAAGGATATATACAGGAACGGATATGCTAAAGGTTTAACCACAGGTATCCCTACTATGAATCCTCATTACACTTTCAGAAAAGGAGAGTTAGATATTATAATGGGGTTAGCTAATATAGGTAAGACTACTACTATGTTCTACTTAATGTTGACCGCATCTATAAGGTATGACTGGCGATGGGTTTGTTATTGCCCTGAGAATGAGCCAATAGGGGATATGATAACTGATATAGCAGAAATGTTTATAGGTCAGACTGCTGACAAAGATAAGGCAGAAAGGATGAGCCCTACAGTATTTAATAAAGCTGTTGATTGGGTGTTAGACCACTTTACTATCGTTACGTTTGATGTCAGCCCTACAGCAACGGATGTGCTTAATGCTTTTGAAGAGGTGATTAGCAAAGATAAGTATGATGGGTGTTTGTTAGACCCTGTGAATGATTTGAGGGTAGAGAATGGTATGAGTAAATATGATTACTACTACTCTATGTTATCAGATGTGCGGAGGTTTAAACAAAAACATAATGTTAAATTCATTATGACTACCCATGCAGGAACGGGGGCGGCTAGAAATAAAAATGATGATGGTAGTGTCCCCGCACCTAGTATGTATGATGTAGAGTATGGAGGGATGTTCGCTAATAGAACAGATAACTTTATAGTTGTTCATAGGCACACAGGGGATGCGTCTAGGTGGGATATAACAGAGCTTCACGTCAGGAAGGTTAAGTTTCAGAAGTTGGTGGGTATACCAACTCAAAATGACAGACCTATTTACTTGAAGTTTGTCCCAAAAATTTGTAGATTTGCTTACCTCAATATGGTTAGAGAGGGTAAGTGGGTAGACCCACTGTTAGGGGTTAAGGTTTGCAAGAAGGAGGATGAGTTAGATGAGTTAGGGTTTTAACTAAAACAAGAGTAAGATGGGAGCATTAAAACAATTCCTTATTAGGGAGCGCGTAAAGGTAATATCTAATTGGAGTGACAAAGACCATAAAGACTACTTAGCGTGGAGACAATCTATAGAAACAGAAGAGAAGAGTTATGAGCAAGAGAGAGGGAAGCAAATACTACACCAACAAAAAGGTTAAGGCTAAAATAGACAGCCTATTACAGCAGAACGCTAGGAATGTAGCTAATTATTGCACGGGAAGTAAGTAC